ACGTCAATGTCTTTGATAAACTCATAAAATTCAGGCGCGTAGCTGCGTCCAACCACACAGTCAGTAAGAGGTTGAAACAGGCAATGTTTCTTAAATGACATAAGATATCCTATTAAAGACCCATTTCCTTGCGGATGTTGGTAGCAGATATGGCGTGTATTTCTTCATCAAACACTTCTTGTTCTATCTTGTAGCCAACATCGCGTCCGTATGTCACGTTGACGATGTTTGGCACTAACTGAATAACATAAGAATCCCCGTGCATGTAGCCTTTCTTGCCCAACTCTCTGATAATGCGATCACGCACTACGTCATAATAGAAGGGATTCTTCTCGTCCGTGCCACCAGTGTCTCTGACCATTATACATACTTGGCCTGTCTTGGCCACTGCTCTCTCAAACAGAGCAAAATGACCATCGTGCCAAGGTTGATATCTGCCTATTAACACTACCGTTGGTGCCGAATTATTCCATTTACGTCTCAAGTGTGTCTCCTAATTTCTTACAGTTTGTGAAATGCCATCGACTCATAGATCCACCAAATTTACCAACTGTACCACAATGCGGGCAGACTACAGTCGGAGCGTTTTTCCTTGCTGCTGCTATTGATTCCTTTACATATTGAGGTCTAGCAACTCCTATAAGTTTCTGCGCAGCCTTGCTTCTAGATTCCGGTGTAATTACCTGATGTCTGCGTGCCTCTTTAATTTTCATTCTTGTTTCATCAGATACTTTTTTGCCTTTATTTGCTTTGGTGATTCTGTCTCTGTGTTTTGGATCCTGCCACAATAATTTGCTGCGTTCTGATTGTTGTCTACGATATTCAGGATCTCGTCCACGTCTAACTGCAGCATCGCTCAGTTTACGCTTAACCTCTTCATCTAAATTAAACATCAGATTATTCTTATTATTGTATACCAAATCAGATGTGATATCCAATTCGTCTAACAACTGTGACTCATATAATTGGCAATCGCGCATAGATCCTTTATAGATTATATCTCGATGCCACACGTAAGTTTGATTATTGTAATCATCCCAGAATGATTTAGATGCTGAAGAACAGATATAACCGTCATCTTCTGATCCTTTATGATATCCTATGTAAATCTTACCAAGTGTTACGTTGGTCCATTTATATACAAAAGAATCCATCTTAGTCTCCTTTGTATATTTAGCCATCTACCCAACAATTGGATTTCTTTCTCATCCGCCGTTCCTAAATCCATAAAGCATTGCTTTGATCCAATTTGGTTTGTCTTCTAGATCCAACTGTTCCCAGATGTACTTGGCCCAGAACTCTGCGTCCTGTGTGTCAACACGATAGGCATATTGCCCAGGTTCAGGTGGCACAAATATCTTGTTAGTATCTGCGAATCGACCTTCCTTGATTGTGTCAACCCAGATCACAGTAGCTGGTCCAAACGCAGCTCTAGTAGCTGGTGTAGGACAGATGAAATCAGCTATGGACCAGTGACCTGCTTCTACTGCTTTGTCGCACAGCCAACCCATGCGTCGCGCCTGTTCTATCCTATCTGCTTCACTGAAGCCCAGATCCTTGTTGATCTGAGCACGCACATCGTCTGCATTCCAGTGCACAGCTCGCAGCTTGCTCCTCAGTGCTCTGGCCAACATGGTCTTGCCTGCGCCCGGCAGGCCCATGATCAGTATTTTCTTATTAGGTTTCATTGTGTTCTCCTAGCATGGGAAATTGCTGTGTAACTATGTCCCAGCACGCATCTGCTATCTCACGATGCTCCTTCTGCGTACCGTTGGCACGGCGTAGGTCGCAATAATGTACCCAGCTACGCAAGCTGCCTGCCATGTACAGCTTGCTTTCTGTGAGACCTTCTGGCAACAGTGCTCTGGCCTGTTCCTTGGCAATGCCCATGTTGATGGCTTTGGTATACTGGCGCTTGGCATCTTCTATGGCCAGCTCCTGCATGCTACTCCACAGTTCCTGCAGTTCATCATCATCTACTTCAATGCTGTTTTGACGATTCTTGGCATCCTGCAGGCGTGCTTCTCTGGTAACGAATCCCAGTGACTTGGTTGGATCGGCATAGCGCTGGCTAAACTCTTGGAAGCTGAAACTGCGATGCCGCAGTATCTGCCTTGCGATGTCACGAGTGGTGTTGATCTCCATGGTCATGTGCACCATTTCCAGAGGAGACCAGTGTGCGTTTTTGATCAGATAGCGTATCAGCTTGGCGCTGGTACCATGGTTGTTTTGATTAGCAGGATTTGATACCCTGGCACAATATGCCACCAGCTCTTCGGCCGTGCTGCACTCTGGTATCGTCGGCTTGCTTATGGCAACTAGTTTCACTGTCATACCACATTATGGTATGATGCTGACTGCAAGTCAATCTTGAGCTTTGCGTTTGCTGGCACGCTTGCGCTTGCTACGCACGGTGGCCTTGAAAGCATCTGCAGTGTTGAGCTTGCCCAGAAGATCTGCTGCCCAGGCATCTATGTCAGCACGCAGTTTTGGAAAATTGATGCTCATCTTGCAACTCTGTATTGCGCTATCCTCAGGACCAAGCTCACGCTCTTGCTCGATAATGTCTGCAAAGTGTTTGCCACTGACCTTAATGGTGCTGCCATCCTTGGTCTGTATGATCACGCTGCGTATGTATCTTACTGGAGGTTCGTTCTCTATGGTCAAGCTATCAAATATCTCGTCCCAGGCTGCATCTGCTGCCTTGTCAACGAGCTTCTTGGGGGAAGGTGCCATTACGGTGATCCCTGTTGAACTAACACTACTATTTATGGTACCTGGCATTCCCCACTGCATATAATTACTCTCTATCTAATAGCCCAGACATCTCTGGAAATGTGTCAGCAAAGCTTTGATTTCTCTGCTGGTCTAACACCCTGATCCACTCGCGTAGCTCAGGCATGCGTTCGCTCCAATCTTCCTTGTCCATGAAATCCAGCAAACCGCGCAGTCGCTTAATTCCATAGCCAGCTCCGAAGAAGTCTTCATTGCTGATGCCTGATTGTGCCACACCTGTGCAGCTTTGCCAATTATCTTCTAACCATACGAAGAACTCTTCAAACTTGGCTCTCACCATCTGTTTGGCCCACTTGGGCAGCACTTTGACGTTTAGCTGAGGTGGCCAGTATGCCAAGTGCCAGTTTATCATGCCAGCGCCGCCTGGCCAAGTATTGAACTTCTTGAAACCTTGGCTCAGCTTCCACTTGATCATATCTGGTATGTAGTAAATGTTCAGTGCCATCACGGTCACAGCCGTGGTTACTGTGACATTGTCTGGAGTAGCATCAAGCTTGTGCATGTTAGCTACCAACTGGTCCCAGTTGCTGGGATAGCGTATGTAATCATTCTTGGCACCAAAACTGTCTATGCTAAAATGGAACTTGACCCTGCGAAACTGGCTCCAGCAATCAAACAAACGCTGAGGCAATTCTACTGCATTGCTGTTGTACCGCAGCTCTATCTGTTTGGCATAACCACGACGTATGACTTCTTCCAACAGTGTATAGTGTTCTTCAATGATGGTGCTTTCGCCGCCTGCAAAATACAGCTGCTTCATGTGAGGTATCTGATCGTAAAGCTGGGCCCAGAACACAGGATTGTTCATGTGCCAGTTATAACTGGCACCGTGTTGCTTGCCCTTGTCGGCCCAGTTCCAGCTTTCCTTGAGCCTGGCATTTTCAATCTTAGGATGTATCTCAGTCCATTCCTTGATCCACCCACTGCTGTCATGCGGGCTACACATCACACAGGCCAACTGGCATTTGCTACCCAATCTCAGATCCAGATAGCGTATCCTTGGGCTCACTGCACCATCTTCTGTGGTATCCCCTATGATGTCATCCAGACCCAGCTGATCAATCCAATATGCAGTTTCCCAGTTGCGCTTGCTCTGTACCCCCGCTTCTTCTTCCTTGTAGCACTTGAGGCAGCTGGCCGGTTTTTCTCCTCGCAGCATCATCTTGCGCACATTGCGCATGTAATCATTGTTCCAAGCATCCATCAGGGTGCTGTTGTTTAGGTTGGCCGGTGTGCCATCAGCTGTGCGCAGCACTCCTATCTGACCACCACCGCTCTTCTTGGTGCTGTCCGGATCTTGCACGCTGCTGGCATTGGCAGTGCAGCACACTCGCATGGCTCCATCTGGGCGGCTGCTGAGATGAACCCAGGGCAGTGCGCAGAATGTTTTGCTTGGTATTTCTGTCATGCGTTATTTACGGTTTGAACGAACTGGCTACTGAATTGATCAAATCCAGAACCACAGGTTTTGGCACAAGTTTTCAATTTGCCATCGCTGATGCTTGGCAGCGACCAGCTATCTGCTATCTTCTTGAAATAACTGCCGTTTACTATGCTATTCAATGGTTTTTTCAGAGCATTCACGTTGTCTGTATCATAATTCAAAAGCTTCCAGACATCTCCCTGCTGATATCCATTGTACCAAACATAAAGTTGGTTTGCTGTCCAGCAGCAGGGGAAAGCCAGACCCTCAGCACTGATATAAAGGCTCTTGTCATCAGCTACCTTGCATTTAACGCAGGTTTGGTCAATGTAAGACTGCATGCTGCCAAACTGCTCTATCAACGCCTGTTCCTTGATAAGGCTGTCATTGTGATATTCTGGATTATCAGGCTTTTCGATGTGATATTCAATCTCACCATTGCGATTACATACCTGTTGGCTGTCCTTGCCCTGTAACTTGGTATTGCTGAAGAAGCGTCCGGTCTTCTTGGTGCGAAATTGCGCAAACCCCATCTGCTCACTGAGCGCCTTGGCTTGTTCTACCTGATGCTCGTTGTGTTTGAACACTATGAATTCCCATTGCGCAATACCACCAGCTGCTATGAAAGCTGCGACGTTTTCCATGATCTTGGACCAATTGGTGCCTCTGCGATAGATGTGATTGGTGTCAGACAGCCCATCTAAGCCAAACTTAGCATAGTCTCCTTTTTGGCTCAGTATCTTGCCCAGCTTGGCCCACCACTCGGGAGTCCTAGCACTGGCATTGGTGTGTATGCCCAGCTTGATGCTGGGATTTACCTGGCGCAACCAAGCAAACACCTCCAAGGTATCATTGGCCACGATTGGATCACCATAATTACCGCACATGTAGAGCCTCTGTAAGCGAAACAGTAGGTCTTGTGGAATGATCTGTTGTATGTCTGCCAGAGACAGTTCTGTCTGAGGCAGGTATGCGTTCTCCTCACCTCCAAAGCGGTTTCGTCCGCACATTGGACAGCTGGCATTGCACTTGTCTGTGATCTCCAGATGGATGGTGGTGATGTCTTTGTAATCATATATCATCAGTATAATCCAATAGCAGAGAAACTGATACACCCGGACCAACCTTGCTGGGCAAATCACCGTATAGGGCCACATAGTATTCAATCACGGCGCGATACCAAGCATGACTGTCATGATGCGCAGCTTTGTTGAACCTAACCAAATCGTGGTTGCCAAACCCTTCGCCTGCGCTCAGCACGCGAGCTGCTTCTGTTTGCAGTTGTCTCGCCGGTATCTTAGATAAATCCAAGGTCATTTGCGTCCTATCAGCATGTATCTCGTGTACAGTGTGCAGTCAAGTTCTCCTGCATATAGCAATTCTGTCATGGGGTATTGTCTCTTGAACTGGTCAAGATTTTCCACACTGTTGTTGTGCTGTTCGTTTTCAAACCAATCATTGTTCTGCAATATTATCAATCGACCAGGCGGTATGCGATCCCACCACGCTGTGCAATGGCCCATGTGATCGCAGCTAGTGTTGATTATGGTATCAGCTGATTCATACAGAGGTTGTGCGCTGCCATCATATTTCATGGTTTGGTAGGTAAACTCATCATAAACCAGCTCATTGACGTCCAGGGTTGTGGCTTTGAATCGCCAGGCATCTTTGACATGCAGGCGATTGAGTTCGTCAGCAAGAATGGCACAAAATGGATCTATATCAAAACTTCGCAAGCTAGACAATCCCAAGGCATGGCGATTTTCCAATATTAGATAACTCAAAGTGCCAATCCAACCACAGAGTACCCAAGCATTATTCAACTTGATGTCATTGCGTATGCAGTTTTCTATCAACCAAGCTTTGCTGTTCAGCTGGCCGCGGCTCCAAGCATCCATTGTGTTAACCTTACCAACATCAGGATGCGAATACAGCCCGATGTACCGCTCAAAAAACTGTGCCTTATCTTGCACAAATCCAACACAGTGTGAGATATTGGCCAGATGCCGCCGCACGCCTTCTAGTATCTGTATGCCAATCTCTGTGTCATTTTTCATTTGATGCCTATCAGCATGTGACGTTGATATTCCCCACAATCTAAGCTGCCTTTGAAAAACAATCTTTTGAACTTTGCTCTGTAGGATAAATCATAGATTGTTGCCATGCTGTTCACATGCCCATCATAGGATTCGTGATTGCTGCACTGGAGAATCACCAACTTGTTATCTGGTATGCGTGCAAACCACGAATCAAAATCCTGCAGATGTTCGCAGCTGGTATTGATTATGGTATCTGCAGAGCCAAACTCTCTTTCCATTGAACCATCAGACTTCTTTGTGTACCAAAAATGATCATCATAGTTCAGATCCATCACATCAGCCGTGCTGGCTTTGAAAGCCCAATCCTGTTTGACTTCTTGGCGATTTAGAATGTCAGCTAGATCGGCACAGATTGGATCGATATCAAAACTCCTGATAGAAGTGAAATTCAGATAGGTTTTCTTCCTAAACATCAGATATGCCAGAGATCCTATCCATCCGCACATGATCCATATTCGGCCTAGATTTTGATCAAGCCTCATCAGGGTGTTGATCAACCATATCTTGCTGTCTATCTGCCCGCGACTGAATGCATCCAAGATGCTGGCACGGTCTGCGCCAGGATGGTCATATATCTCAAAGAAATTCTTTATGAATGTCTCGTCTTTCATCGGTACGATGTTCCACATCTTGTGCAGGACTCGCAAATGTTCTGGTTGACTGCGTAACTTGACCAAGATGGCAGGAGACCAAGAGGTTATAGCGATGAAAGATTCTAACTCATCCGGAGTGAGTTTGATCACGAATTCCAAAACAGATGTGTCATTGGACAGTTTCTGTAGCACATCTTTGTTTTTGAGATCGCTGATCACAACATCATGCCTTTTCTCTGAGGATGCACATAGTTCTGCTTTAACCATATGCTGGTATGAACGTCTAACTCTGGCAAAGACATCTTGAATTCTTGCTTCAAAAGATTGCCGTATCTCTGTAAAGCTGATTCGAGATTCACATGAGCTGTCTTCTTCCAATGCCTGTCAAACCAATCATAATCATTGATTGCAGTGTTTTCGATGATGCCTGCGTACAATTCATAGAAACCTTGCCTGGCACCCAGCATGGCCCATGCGCCATTTTCCACATCTCTGCCCACAGTCATCCATACGTTCAGCTTGCTGGAATTTCCTTGGAACAGCAGCTGCATGTCAGTGATCGGATTTTTCATGGGGCTGCCATCAAGATAACTCATCTTGACTCCTTCTCTGTATCCAGCACGCCATGCCTGATATGCGCTGGCATTGTTCACACTGATGCTGCCCAAGGTATCCACTTGGAAATATCGCAATGCCCAGCAAAAATCTGTGGTATTACTGCTCTCATGGGTGTTGCTTTTCAATAACACATCCCTGTGCCAGCATTTGAGACCGCCGTTACCGTATTCCAAACCGTTAATTATGTTTTTGCTTTTGAAGCTGAACACCACGTCTTCCATGCCTGTGTCATCGAACAGCGTATCAGCAGCTTCTGGCAGCATCCAGTTATCACCGTCTATGGTAACAAATCGTTCGGTCAGAGATTGCAAAGCACAAGTCTTGTGTGCCGATTCGAAACCCTTTACTCCTTGCACACGCCTCGCATCCGGCAACAGAGATTGTATGCCTGCCCAATTTTCTTCTCGATTAGGTTCGTCGTAACTGATGTAAAACACTTCTAGATCACGAAACCAAAATTCACTCATGCTAGGCCGCTCTGCTCATAACGTTGTCTTAGCCAAGACCAATCATTGATCAGCCTCAGTTTATCAGTACCTCTGACGTCTAAACCAAATTGCCGTCCAGCTTGTGCGCCAAGCAGGCACCAATGACCATACTCTCTGCCTTGTCCCACGGTACACCATGTTTCCAACCGCTGCTGTGTCTCTGAATTGACTTGACCATCTATCACACCGCTGGCCAGCTTTGCGCACTCACGAAAGGCACTGCGCCATGTGTTGTATGGATCTGTGTTGAATGCAGTGACATTTGACAGCTGATGGATGATCTTGTACTTGCGATTTATGCTGCTGGTCATGTCAGGTTTGAAATCGCTGTTTACCAAACGTCTGACATCAGCCACAGGTAACAGCTTCACAGCGCCGTACCCATAGATCAGATCATTAATGGGATTCTTGGCACGAAATACATGCACATGATCCAACTGATGATCTGGGACCTCATGATCAAAAGCAAAATCTGCCTCTATCACAGCATCACCATCTACCACGTAGAACATGACAGTTTCGACCATGTTGGCTGCAGTGATATGAGCCTGATGAAGACCGGTTATACCATGCAGGCGTTTGGCACGCGGAACTCTGTGCTTTAGCAGTTGCCAATTGTCGTCGGCATTCTTTTCCTCGTAACTGATGAACACTATATCGTACACGCATCATTCTCTTAGAATTGACAGCAGATCAGATCTGTCTGGTTGTGGTAAATCATCTTTACGATTATTGAATCTGTCTATTAACCAGTCAAAATCGTTTATGCGTTTGAGATCATTAGCCAAAGGATTGCGTCCCGATTCCAGATAAAACAAAACACCAGCTCTGGCACCTTGAGCACTCTCGTGAGCATATGCTGCCCGGCTGTCTGCAGACAACCATACGGTCAATCTATTTAGGCTTTCCACATGGTCGCCATAGCGTATATTGCAGCACAGCTTCACTGCTTCTCTGAAACCACTACGCCAAGTGCTGATCTCATCGCAATTATAATTGGAGGTAGCAATCACATCTGGTATGATCTTGATGTTACCAACAGTAGTGGTAAAATCTAACCAATTTGATTTGAACTCTCGCACCAATCTGGTTGGCCATAATTTCACAGCTCCCCAACCATAGCTCAGACCGTTCACCGGATTTCGACTGTGCCACAGATGCAGGTATTGCCGATCATAATCAGGCGGTCGATAGGAAAAATCAAAACTCTGATCCACTGTGGTATCTGCATCAACCGTCCAAAACATGTTGGTCTTACTGAGTTCAGCGCAGCGCATGTGAGCGTTATGAATGCCCTTGATACCGTTCACACGCCTAGCATGCGGGAACCTTGCTTGTAGAGCTTCGAAATTTTGATCGGCATTGGATTCGTTATAGCTGATGAAAAATAAATCGTACGGTATCACGGTAGATGCCACTTGATCCACGAGCTTGATAGATGCAAAACTGCCTTGCTGCAGTTCTTGTCCGGTCGGTTGATAGTTTCTTGGTAAGAGATAGACACCAGTGTGAACATCTCCGGTGGTTTTCCATATGTGAACATAGCCTCTGTCCCACACGGGCGGTCGCCATCCAAAGTCCCAGTCGTCAACTGGTTTGATGTCGTCCATTATCAACCAGTACATCTCAGTGCTGCACGAGCTTGCATGATGCTGAGAGGCTGCCACTGCTGTAGCATGATCAAAGTATGAAGCCTCGACCTTATCATAGGATCGCAACACCTGAGTTGGTTGCGACATGTTTTTGATCTTCAAAGGTTTGCCAGATGCAATCTCATCCATCGATAACTGATATCGGTTTGGTACCAAAAAAATGCCAGCAAACTCATCCACGACATTGCCAAGATGGTCAACTGTGGGCCAGACATGCAGATATGGCCTGTCCCAGGTTTCAGTCTTCCAAGTAAAATCAAAATTTGCATCGATCAGTATGTCATCCGTGACCAACCAACGCATAGCCGTCATGCCCATAGGTCTTGATTTTTCCACGGCTTCGGCCAGCGTCTTGACGTTGGTCAATCTTTTGGCAGTTGGATATAACGCTTTGAAACTTTCCCACTCGCGCCGATTCTGATCATGTCTGCTGCAGAATATGATATCATACATCACTGAGCCGATATGTGTTTGATTTGATCATAACCCACCAAAGGTCTCGGAGGGTTTATATAAACTCTTTTGAAAAACTTGCTCTGCTCAGCATCGAGGTCAGCCACGTCTATGCCAAGACCTCGCCGCAATTTAGCGCCCAATGCCAAAGATTCTGCTGCAGGATCATGATCTTTGACGTTGTCCCAGAGCGCAGAAAACCAATCATAATCTCGTATCATGGTATGGTCATTGTCCGTGAGATTGCAGTCATGTGCTCCAAGACGCGCACCATAGATGCTCCATAGCCCGTTTTCTACGTCTGCACCAACGCTGCACCATATGAGCAGCTTGTGCAGATTGTAAACCCATATTTTCTTGTTGAAATCAGCATTAGATACCTTATTACCATTGTCGAGGCTCATCTTCACCCCTTCGCGATAGCCGCTGCGAAATGCCTGATAGGCGCTGCCATTTATCATGCTGGTGCTGTAGGTCCCAAAAATTTCGTGATATCTGCTGTCCCAACAAAAATCAACCTTGCTAGCGTTGCTGGTGCTGTTTTCATGACTGTTCATGTTGCGAACAAATTGTTTGCTCCACAGCTTCAGGCCACCATTGCCATATACTAACCCGTTCACATGATTGCGTCCAGCCCAGGTCCATGCATGATCGTTCTGCCCTTCGCTGATGTTGAGCTTGAGGTTTAGAAACTGTTCATCTACACGGTTATCTCCGTCCACAGTCACGAAGAAATCTGTGTCTGCAATATCTGCGCAGGCTCGATGTGCCGAATCAAACCCTTTGACTCCGTGTACCCGTTTAGCCCATGGTACCAAGTTGACCAATTCAGCATAGAGGGCTTCAGCATTGGGTTCGTCGTAACTGAGGAACACGAAATCAAATTCGCTTAATTCATGAAGCATTGTACCTCACATACACGCTGTAATCGCCTTGTATTGAAACTGGTATTTCTATATCAGACACACTGGCAGACTGCATAGCATATGGAAATAGATCTATCTTGTCTATCAGATAGTTGGGATCATTCTTCATGGTCAGATATAGTTCGATGTTCTTGGCTTTGCCTGTCACATCCAAAATGATGCTGTTTTCTGTCTGCTGTTTGATCTTAATCGGACTAGCAGCATTGGCACTGTCATCAAATCTAGTAGATGACAGATCAGCTACTGGGTCAAGGAGCTGCCAAAACTTCTTGAAAGGCTGCTGTTGTTTGACATAGACAAATGTCAACTCATCGTCGGCCTTAATGATTGCATATTCATACAATCTGCTCTTACCAGATGCGATATCCAAAGCTGTGCCTAATTCGATCTGCATCTTATCCAAGTGCGGATCAGACCACGAATTTTCGTTGAATCCCACGTGCCGCAACGCCAGCGTGTCTGGTTCATACCACACCCATGCTGATCTATCTGTTGATTGATCGTTCATAATATCCTATCATCTCGTCAGTTAAGAAGGTCTTGATATGATAATGCAGCGGAAAGAATTGCAGATAATTACCTATCTTGCATTCCAAACTGGGATTAAAGAACACGCTCATGTGACGCGTCCAATCTTCCAACATGTCGTGCCCTCCCCATCCCTGCAATTGACTCTTCATATGAGTAAACGTTGGTAATTGTTTGGATGTATAGAAAGCTTGATCCAGATCCAATAATTTAATCGCCAGAGCAAATATCACGTCAGTGCTGGGATGATCTGGTCGATGCTCGGGTTTGAGATTCTCTTCAAACATGGCTTGCCAATTGAAAAATATGAATTTGGCTAGATCAAATATTTCAAAGGTTTGCGGCGATTTTTTGAAATACATGAATGCTGTGTAGATATCTGGTAGAGAATTCCCTGTGAATGCCTTGCGATAGAAATCATTATTCACTGTTTCTGATCGGTAGTTCAGTATGCGATTACAAACGGAGAAATCATTGAGAGTCAATAGGTCCCACCATGCTTCTATGTCATTGAAAAACAACATGTCGGCATCTAGCTTTATGGTCTCTTCGTATGGACTCATGTGGATGGATTTCCATTCATTCTCCAGTTTCCATTGGCTGTCTCTGGCATGATCGCCCCAAGGCATTTCAATGATATTGTCAAATGCCCATGCATACTGATCAGGAACAACTGTGCCGGGAGCTATGCCTATGGAAAGGTATGGGGTGGTAGATTGGCTTGTGCGGAGGCTCAATGCCAAACCGTAAGCCAAGCGAAGGTAATCACAGCTATCATTGTTCTGAGCTATGGTGAAAAATCCGCGCTGCCGTTGGTTAATGCTAGCTGACTGCATATCGAATTATCTCTTCCTTGTGCCGGAGCAGTGCTCGTTTATTCATCACATGCACGTTTGAAATCACTCTGTGCATATGGAATTCTCCACCATTTGGTTCCGACGTGATGATGCATTGACCGTCTTCAAACCTGTGCATTTCGTCATCTTCGAGGCTGAATAGTATGTAATCAGTTGGCAGATTGGCAATGCTATTCCATTCCATGAGATTGTTTGCTAGATGTATAGCAATGCTCAAAGCATAGTCATTCCTGAAATATCCACTGTGATGAAACCTGTACAGATATTGATAGTAAGCATAATTCTCCTTGACATAGTTCATCAACTGGAATATCAGCTGGCTTTTTTCTGTCTTGGCAAAATACACTGCTGTGGCCCAATATAATGGTATGCTCATTTCATTGAACCTATTGTCAAAACCAAAATTGTTGATTTTGTGATCTAGGTCCCTGGTCTTGCTGTTGCACATGAAATCCTCCACAGATCCCCATGCATTATCTAATGAACTATCCAACTGTAGATAGTCAGCGTCTATCAATATGGTTTCATCAAATGGTGTGAGATCATATATGTTGGGCCTATTAAGGTTGCGATAACGATCTGTAAAATGACTGTATCTGGTATCAAAAAATCTGCGAGTAGACAGCAACGTTTCGTCCGGTTCGTCGATTATCATGCGATCAAATGCACGTTGCAGCAGAGAATCATCATAGGTCTTTTCTAAGTGACCTATGGTTCCGCTGTCAGCAATCAGTGCCACTGCGTTTTCTTTGAGATGTTTCTTGATCAGCAGCGCGTTGCACAATGCCATTGACCCATAATCTATGCTTGGATTATTATGTGCATATATCACATAACCTCGAGGCAGGCAAAATCCGTCAGGATAATCAACCATCAATAAACTCGTAGATGCTTTTCACTGACCTTGCTGTGCGCAATTTGCTGTATTCGGTGTGATAATAATTGGTTGCTTCGAAGTATTTGCTGAAGATATCATCCAAAAATGTCTGTAGATCTGTGACTTCTATCGGGTTGCCATTTTCATCTATCAGCACCACTTTGTCGCGATCTTGTTCCAAGAGTAGCTTGACAAAATTGATGAGGCTTTGTGATACTTTGAAAATACCACCATTGTAGCTGTATACCAGCATGTTGTTGACCTTGAGCTTAAGGTCTTCTTTGCGATTGACTAAACCTATGCGATATTTTGAAAACTCAAGCGCTTTTTCCAAACGTTCGTCCATGCAGATCTCCAATCGCGTATGCTCACGATTGTGCTAGAATCAGCCGATTTAGTCAACTTGTTAGAGAGGAGTTATGGTTGTGAAAGTTGGGTTGGCAATGGTTAGGACACCACCAGCTTTGTATTGGTTGATAAAGCTGCTGGTAGTTCCGTCCACGTTACCAATTCCACCCGAGGCGTCGCTAAACGTTACAGTGCAGTTGATCAAACTACCATTGCCGCCGTTGGCACCCGCATAATTGCTGCGACTCACTTGTATGCTGTAATAGATCCCGCTGTAATAGGTTCCAGATCCATAATGTATGAAAGTTTGTACCAAAGATCCGGTCAACCCATAATAACCAATGTTGTTGGTTATGGTACCGCCTGATCCAGTGTAGGTCGTAGTAGTAGCACCCATCTTGATGGTGCCCATG